GACAGAAAGGCTCCTTCGTGAGAAGGTTCTCCTTTGTGACATTGATTCTAGGGTTGATCGGCTATGGGGTTGTCAGCTTGCTGACTTCACCCGTAATCGAAAGATTCCTAGTCTTCCTGTCACTTCTCCGTCATGCATGGACTATGTCGGGCAAGTAAAGATAAAGCCCACAGATCCAGTGCATGAAAAAGTTAAGATAGATGACATGTTCTTTTAATGTTTTATTAAAAGTTTATGTCTCTACTTTACTTTTGGTTATGAAGACAGTTGGTTTTACTGCAGCGGCATTTAGCCGCGAGGAAGCTTTTATTCCTTATAGAACGGACCCCCCATGACTACAATAGACCGAACAGTCTACTATGGTGCTCGCATTTGGTTTAGAGAAACGGTTAACACTAACCCAGCCTATCGACAGCTTTCGACACTTTCTAGTGTTAAAGTGCTGACGAGGACCAGGACTGGTGTCTCCCTTCCTAAACATAAGGAGATCATAGCGGCTCACCAGAATGCTACAACTGTACTTTCTGGTACGTTCATGTCTCTTGAGTCACAAAGGGGTCGCGGGACGTACACTGCGTTCCGACCAGCCATTGGCGATACAATCTATGCGGAAGTGTATGGTGATATTGCTGTTCACCTTGCAAATACGCCTGGTTATATCGGTGGCTGGCCTTCTGTAGCAGATTCCAGGGCTGCATCCAAGTTCCTTAGTGCCGTGCGAGCTGCGCAGGTTGCCGTTTCGGGACCTACGTTTCTCGGCGAAATTAAGGATACTATACGGATGTTTCGCAAGCCGGCTGGAGCATTGCAAGAGGGTATTCAACGGTACTTGGATGAGCTTAAGCGAGCTAACGCCGAGAACAAACGGCGCTACTTTAATAAGCGCAAACCAGCGTACCTTAGAAATCTCTCCCATATTGCTTCTGGCTTGTGGCTTGAGCGCTCCTTCGGATGGTTGCCTTTGTTGAACGACATAAACGATGCTAGAACGGCTTATAATAACCTTTTCGAAATCGATAGGGTTATTTACTGTTCTGGCGGCGGTCATGACGCGAAACTTAAGCAAACATACGCTATGAACCAGAACATCGTGGGCGGCGGTTACCTCTCAATGAGAATAACCGGTAAATTAACCGAACATGATGTAGTTAGGTATCGCGGAGCAGTACATGCTCAAGCTGTTTCGACCGCGCGAGATAGGTTAGCTCAGTACGGCTTTACGCCTTCTGAGTTTATTCCTGCCGCTTGGGAAGTTCTCCCATGGTCGTTTCTTGCTGACTACTTCGTCAATATTGGCGATCTTATAAGTGCAGCGGTTACTGACACAGCAAACTTCGCTTGGGTAAATCGATCACATGTAACTAAGGCTGATTTAGTTCAGACTTGGATACTAGATCGAGATGTCCTTGAGAGCGTGCTGGGTAAGAAAAACTTGCTGAACTTTTATGCGTCACCTGGCTTTGCCCGTTGGCGTACTTCAACTGTCGGGCGTGGACCTTCTGGTGTACCGACACCTAGTCTAAGCTTTTATCTGCCTAGATCTGATGGTAGGCTATTAAATATAGCCTCTCTTCTTACTCAGGTAGGTATCGATACTGGAGTCCCTCAACGACTTTCCGGACGAACTTGGAGAAATTAGTGATCTCCAGGCAAGTTCCTTCAACCATCGAGGTAAATCATGACCATGCTCCTAACAACGCCCGTAACGGGCGGTGCACAGACTGGTTTTACTACCCCCACCTATACTTTGACTGCTGATACCGCTCCAGATACAAATGGACGGCAATTTGCAGTTACAGCTTTGGGTGGTACTCAAGCTGGTGTGACTACTCACACTGTTGCATCTCAATTCACTGTAACTGTTACCAGGCCTAAGGTTTTCAAATCTCTTGGAAAACCGAATCCTGTTACCGGCTTAGTGAAGGATGTAGGGGTGAACGTTTTTAAACTCATCGTCCGTAAGGGCGTACTGCCTCTCGCTGGTCAACCGTATCAGCATGCCATTCTCCGTGCGGAACTTAGTGTTCCTGCGGGGTCTGACACTGCCGATGCTGCTAATTTGCGTGCTGCAGTATCCTTGCTTGTGGGTTCTCTGAATCAGCTTAGCGCTGGTACAGGGGACACACTGATTGCGGGAATCATTTAACTGATTTCTGCTTTCTTGCAAGGCTTGAGTTGAAGTTCTTCCTACAGGAGAAGCAACTATGCGTATTAACGCTGGTGAGCTGTTATCCATGCTTGAGCTGGATCTTGAAGCTGCTGGATGGGATGGCTGTTTAATGCCATATCCTGATATTGATTCACGTCATTATGCCATGCTAGCTCTCAGAAATAGTATTTTGAAGAAATTTGTTCCATCTTCAAAGGGTACTACGCCTGATGGTGATGCTAAGGCATTATCTCTTTTCAGAAAATCGAATGAGAATTGTCGTGATTTTCAATCACAGTCCCATCAAAGGCAGGAGTGGGAGGAGATAGCCCTTGGAGAGGTAAAACTCTTCTTGGACCACTTCTTCTATCCGTCGTGGAAAAATACCACTTCGGAAACTAGTGAAGGTATTCCTTACACTAGCCTCCTACAACCTGAGTTCATACTCTCCGATCGAAATATTTTTCCGACCGTCGGGTGTGGGCCAGGTGCTTCTGTAGGCTCTAAGGAAACTGACTTCTATACGAAGTTAGGAACCTCTAAGCTTACATTTACAGATCCATCGCTGCACTTATTATACGTGCAGGCTATACGTCATCATCCTACGTGGACCGGTTGTGAAACTTTCCGATCCTCGGTGATGGGTGAGCGTCTAGTTTCGGGTAGTCGTCTGTCTTTCGTTCCGAAAACATCGGAAATAAGCAGATGCATATGTACCGAGCCAATTCTGAATATGTTTTTTCAGAAGGGTGTTCAAGGCGCGCTCGAAAAGCGGTTGTTAGAGGTCGTTGGAATTGACCTCTCTAACCAACCTATCGAAAACGCAGAACTCGCTCGTATTGGATCACTTTCGGGAAAGTTTGGTACTATCGATCTTTCCTCTGCTAGTGATTCTCTTTCTCTGAACGTGGTGCGCGAGTACTTTCCGAGACGTGCTTTATCTGTCTTAGAGAGATACCGTTCACCTAGCGTCGTCCTTCCAGACGGCTGTTTAGAGGAATTACATATGATATCGTCAATGGGTAATGCTTTTACTTTCCCATTACAAACGATATTTTTCTCTGCTTTAGTCCTTGCCGCCTACAAAGTGCTTGGAATAAAACCCATTCACTTTCGAGGGCGTTCGGTCGGCACAAGCAATTTTGCCGTATTCGGTGATGATATAATTGTTGAAAACAGGGCTTATGACCTTGTTTGTAGACTCTTATATCTTACCGGGTTTACCGTTAACAAGGAGAAATCCTTTAATGAAGGATTATTCCGTGAGTCGTGTGGCCATGATTATTATCAGGGCTACAACGTCAGAGGAGTTTATATTAAACAACTCAATGACGCAAACGACTTATACTCAGCAATCAATCGGCTGAATAGGTGGAGTGCTAGGCATCAGGTTCTCCTTGAAAACACAGTTGGATATCTTTCCTCAAAGTGCAGGTTTTTGCCTGTACCTTTTGAGGAAGATGACTCCTGTGGTATTAAGGTCCCTTATGATCTAGTCACAAATCGTCAGAACGATTCTAACGGTGCAGTTCTTTACCGTTATAGTCGTATCATGACGAGACGTGTTAAAATTCCGCCTACCAGTAGAGCTATTCGTGATCGGCTAGGGTTCTTTGAGAATCCTGATGGTCTCCTTATGGCTTTTGTTGCTGGTTATATTAGGAATGGTTCTGTCGCATATCGAAATGATCGGCGACGTGCCAATATTAGGAAGAGATATACTCCACGATGGGATTATATCGATTCCGGCCCCCACGAAAGTGGGGACTTCCGTGTATGGTGGAAGCTATACACGGCTAGGAACCTTGGTAAGGTACCCTAGAACCTAATAAGAGCCGCTTAGGTTCTCCCCTGGTTTCTCTCGTTTGAGAGAGTAATTGGCCTTGCATCCAGGGG